ATCTGCTATGTTTTTCTTTGAAAGAAACAAGTTGTGGGCTATCTGCGATAAGGGTATCAACGACGCTGCAATTCTAGAACTTACAAAGCGTGTTAATGGTGGTACTCACGGTTTAGAAGATAGAAACGCTAAAACTAAAAAGTACTACGAATACGTAAAATAAATCAACTATGAAACTTAACCTCCCACTATTGGCTATAACTTCATTATCCGCGGGTATTACCTTTATGTGTTCCTATTTTATGGAACTAACTATGGCTAATTCTGATCAGTATTTAGCAATAGTGGGAGTTATGTTTCTAGATGGTATCTTTGGTATGATTGCTGGTACCAAAAGAGAAGGATTCCAGACACGTAAAGCATTAAGTGTACTTAAAAACACATTCGCATGGTTAGTCATTTTAACAGTTATATTAATGGTTGAACAAGGCTTTGCTGGGACAGCTTGGCTTAGTGAAGTAATTGTTGTACCTTTTATGATATTTCAGTTAATAAGTGCACTTAAAAATGCATCTATGGCTGGTTTTATCAAGGAAAGTTTATTAAACGAAATCCTTGATAGAATAGATAAACATAAAGGTATCAGAAATGAAGAATCTAAAAAATAAAATATTTCCGCTTTTAATAGCATTCTCCGCCCTGTCAGTGTCTGCTTCGGCCGCTTTCTATTCAGTTAGCGGCCTTAGCAAACTCTTTGCTGGGGCTTCACTTGAGGTTATTATTATGGCCTCTTCACTCGAAATTGCTAAATTAGTTATAGCTTCCCTACTTTACCAGTACTGGGATTCAATTAACAAAGCACTTCGAGTATATTTAACAATAGCCGCAGGTGTGCTTATCTTAATCACCTCAGCTGGCATTTATGGTTTCTTATCTGCTGCTTATCAAGAGACAGCAAATAAAGAAAATATTGTAACTCAACAAATCACTGCTTTAGAAACTAAAAAAGCACTATACGAGGAAACAAGAGACAACCTTTTAGCAGATAGAAAATTAAATAATGAACTTAGAGGTACATTATCTAAAGGTTCAACAACTCAATACACTGATAAAAATGGCAATCTAGTAGTTAGAACTAATAATTCAGCTATTCGCAACTTAGAATCTACAGCTAAAGAAAACGAGAAACTAGCTTCTAAATTAGATGTTGTAAACGATTCTATATTTGCTCTTGAAACTCAAATCCTAGAAACTAGAGTAAATAGTGAAGCAGCAAGTGAATTAGGCCCACTTAAATATCTTTCAGAGTTAACTGGAGTAGAAATGAACCGTATCATTAACTGGCTCCTTTTAGTAATCATCTTTGTATTTGACCCTCTAGCAATCGCTCTTGTAATTGCTGCTAACTTTGCTTTTGCTCAATTACGTTCTAAAGAAGGATATCATATGTACAATACAGGTTTTCTTCATGAAGAAGAAATAGATAACCCAGAATATAAAGAATGGGAAGAGGCAACTATCAATGATGGTTTAGAAGATTTACCTTGGGAAGAAGAAGAAACAGAAGATGAAGATTTAGTAGAAGAACCTCAAATTGAAGTCAAGATGAGTGGTGAACCATCTTTAAGTGCTCTTAATGAAGATAAAATTTTAAATAATCCTGGAATTTCAGCTTGGCGAAAGAAAAAATTAAGAGATTACTTAAATGGTAATACTAAAAAATATTTTTAAGATTTGGCTTCTAGCAAATTAGATGTTATATTTAGTACATTAAAAAAATAAAGTTATGGATGCAAAACAACGTATAAAACTTATTGATGAATTGATGACTGTAGTTCAAGTTATGGATGAACTATATAAATACCACCCTGAAAATCCCAAACAAATTGATGTGGCATCAGAATTCAAAGTACTGGCAGAACGTAAAGTACAAATCGAAGCAGAACTGGACAACGAACAATAATAAGCCTAATAAAGCTGAACAAGAAGAATTGGCTACCTATTCTTCTATCAGTAAATTACGCGATGTATTAAAAAATAATCCAGGAACAATCGAGGATGCCTTTTAGTTGCTTTTTAGACTCATTTATCAAACACCCAGAAGAGGTTGTAGCAAAGGAAATTTCTAAGCTGCAGCCTCTCAATTATAACCAATTCATGTGGTGGAGGTCTCATACTGACAAAATCAAACCACTTGGTAAGCGTTATCCATTAAAGGACCGCATTTTAAACGGTGACTTTGAATTTTCGTCATTCTATTGGCAAGCACAATTAGCGGCGATAAATGCCAAGGCTAAACTGGATTTAGACAAGGATGACCATCAAACTCAATATGAGAAAGTAGCTGTTGATGTAGCTCGTTATCGTCGTTTGTTAGCTGACTATGAGAAAGAAGAATCAACTCGTCTAAAAGAACTTGTAGATGCATTTACTAAAGCTTATAGAATCACTGAAGAAGCTTTATTAGATCAGCTTAGTGAATGGACAGGTGATATCTTATCTTTCTATGAGCATATGGAAGAATTTGCTTACAAATTACCAGCTGAAGTAAGAAAGAATAAAAGAGGTCGTCCTAAAAAGCTTGGCTTAACAAAGTAAAATATTTATATTCACATTATGATTAAAGTATCTCACGAAACACCGTTATGTCTACTAGAAGACAGTCGTTTATTTAATGATTACGATTATTGTCTTCCTCACTTGCTTGATCAAGAACAAGGTTATCAAGATTATTTCTTGACATCAGTATCTCAAGGTCGCTACATTATTATGGACAATTCACTTCATGAGCTAGGACATGCTTATGATGAGGATCGTTTAATGTACTGGATTAGTATTATTCGTCCTAATGAATTTATTGTTCCTGATGTTTGGCAAGACCGGGACAAGTCAGTAGTAAATGCTCGTAAATGGGCTCAAATTAAACTACCACTAGGAGTAGAAAAAGTAGCTGTAGTTCAAGCAACTACATTGCATGAAGCTGCTACTTGTTACCAAACCTATAAAGATCTAGGTTATAAGAAAATTGCATTCTCATATGGTGCTTCTTACTACAATGATGTAGTACCTCATCCTAATAAAAATCTAGGTAAAGCAATTGGTCGCATCTCAGTTATCTCAGCACTTCATAAAATGAATGTTATTGAGAACAATGATCGAGTACATTTGCTAGGTTGTCAAGTACCCCAAGAATTTGGTTGGTATCGTGGATTTAAATTTATTGAATCAATTGATACTTCAAACCCAGTAATGGCTGCTCTAGAGGATATGCGTTATACTAATTCAGGTTTGATTGAAAAACCTAAAGCAAATATGAATGATTACTTCTTTATGCTATCAGATCAAGTTGATTATGAACTCTTGTCTTATAACATTTTGAAGTTCCGTGAAATTAATGATCTGTAAAAATAAAATTATGCCTACATTAACTGTAATAGAAAGAACTGAACGTATCTACTAAGTAGCACTTACCGAAGAACAGTACATTCTAGCTGAAAAAGGCGACGAAGGCTGGAATGAAGTTTATGAGGAGATGTGTGGTAAATTAGAATTAGTAGAGACAAAAGAAGGTCCGAATAGTAGATTTATTTTAACTGGTGATAAAATTAAATAGCGTTTGCCTATACGCTCACAATACCTGGCACATTAAATATTTATATTAAACATGGCAAAACACGTTGTAGTTTCGTTATCTGGAGGAATGGATTCCTCAACATTGTTGCTTCGTTGCTTGAAAGAGTACGATACAGTAACAGCACTTTCATTTGATTATGGTCAAAAACACCGAGTAGAGCTTGAACGAGCTCAATCATTAGTAAACTTTTTAAATTTTCAAAGATTAGTAGAAGGCAAAAGTAAAGATGCTTATTCAATGATTAATTACCGAGTTATCAAACTTGATGGCTTGGTTGATCTACTTAACTCAGCACTTGTAACAGGTGGAGACGAAGTACCTGAAGGGCACTATGCTGAAGAAAATATGAAAGCAACAGTTGTTCCTAATCGTAACAAAATCTTTGCTTCAATTACTCAAGCAGTTGCACTTTCAATCGCTGATAAAACAGGTGAAATGTGTGATATAGCAATGGGTATCCATGCAGGTGATCACGCAATTTATCCTGATTGTCGTCAAGAATTCCGTGACGCAGACGATTATGCTTTTAGAGTAGGTAACTGGGGTGCTGAAAATGTAAGTTATTTTACACCTTATCTTAAAGGTGATAAGTTCACCATTTTACAAGATGGAGAAGTATTGTGTAGTGAATTAGGACTTGATTTTAATGAAGTATATTCACGTACAAATACATCTTACAAACCAATATTACATACAGTACGAGTAAATGATGAGATGAGTTATGAAGGTTGGTTTAGCGACTACAAATCAGCTTCTTCAGTAGAACGAGTTGAAGCGTTTATTAAATTAGGTCGTCCTGACCCAGTAGAATATGCTGACGAGACAGGTCCTGTAACTTGGGAGCATGTAGTAGCAGAAGTAACTAAAGTATTAGAAAGTTATGAAAAATAAATCAGACTGGACTTATCCAGACACTAGTGTCAAAGTAACACAAAAACACATTCCAAATCCATTTTGGCATAAGGTAATGAGTTTTATTAAATCAAGCATTCGTATAACTGGTTACGCCTTGATTCCATTTGATTTGGCTTCAGCAGCAGTAGTACTTATCTTTAGTGAAATAGTAGGAATATTAGAAGAATTAGTATGAAAAAATTTGAAACTTGGTTTCTGAAATATGGACATTGGAGCTTTTTCGTAAGCTCACTTTTTGAAGCATTAAGTGCTCGTTGGTTTACAGCCGCAGCATTTATGTTTCTTTTTATTAATTATCAATTTATACGTAAACAATGAAACAATTATGGTATTTTTCAGCTGATTGGTGCGGTCCTTGTAAACAATTTGGACCTGTAATGGATGAATTAGCTAAACA